ATGGAATCCTTAAGTGAACGCGAGCTCCTTTTTTGCGCCTATTACAGCCGAACGCACAGCGTGCGAGAGGCGGCGGCACGGGCCGGATTCCGCCGCAAGCCGGAGCTCAACGGCATCCGCCTGTTGGAAAAGGAAAGCGTACGCGTGGAGATTGAGCGGCTGGAGCAGCGCCTTCACACCGAGCAGGAAATTCGGGATGGCTACCGCAGGCTCGCCTTTGGGCCGGTCACAGATGCGGTGAAGCTTTTATTTCTGGAAGAGGCGCCATCACCCGGCCAGTTGGAGGAAATGGATCTTTTCCCGATCACAGAGATCAAACGCCCGCGCACCGGCGGCATTGAAATGAAATTTTGCGACCGGCTCAAGGCGCTCGAAAAGCTGGCACAGCTGGAAGCACAGGAAACGCAGGAAAACGGAGCTTCCTTCTATCAAGCGCTGGAAAGCGGCGCGCGCGCCTTGCGGGGAGAGAGGTGAAACCATGCCGGAAAATATGAGATTTCAGCCTTTTTCCAAAAAACAGCTCACCGTGCTGACCTGGTGGTGCCGGGGGAGCCCCTATTCCCGCTGTGATAGCATTCTCTGCGACGGCGCAGTGCGCAGCGGCAAAACAATATGTATGTCCCTTTCATTTCTCGCGTGGGCGTTTTACCAGTTTTCCGACGCCTCTTTTGCCATCTGCGGCAAAACGGTCGCCTCACTGCGGCGCAATGTGGTGCAGCCGCTGCTGCCTGCCCTGCGTGAACTGGGCTTTACCTGCACGGAGAAGCTCTCCCGCAATATGATCGAAATCAGCCGCGCAGGCAGGCAAAACCACTTCTATCTTTTTGGTGGACGGGATGAATCCTCCGCTTCGCTCATCCAGGGCATGACGCTTGGCGGTGTATTGCTCGATGAAGTAGCGCTCATGCCGCGCTCCTTTGTGGAGCAGGCGCTCGCGCGCTGCTCGCTGGAGGGCTCAAGATTTTGGTTCAACTGTAACCCGGAGCATCCGCAGCATTGGTTTCATGAAGAATGGGTGTTGAAGGCGAAAGAAAAAAATTGCCTCTACCTGCATTTCACCATGCGGGATAATCCCTCGCTGACACCCGCAATCTTGAAACGCTATGAAACGCTTTACAGCGGCGCGTTTTATGAACGCTTCGTTGAAGGAAAATGGGTGGCGGCGCAGGGGCTGGTTTATCCTATGTTCGGCAGCCATCTGGTTGCCGAACCACCGCAAGACTGCGGCAGCTACTATCTCTCCTGCGACTATGGCACGGTAAACCCATTCTCCTGTGGCCTGTGGGGGGAACGAGAGGGCACCTGGTACCGCCTGCGGGAGTATTATTATGATTCCCGCAGAGAGGGACGGCAAAAAACGGACGAGGAATACTATGCCGAGCTGGAAACACTGGTCAGCGGATTGCCCATACATGCCGTCATCGTGGACCCTTCCGCAGCAAGTTTTATCGCCTGCATCCGCCGCCATCAAACCTATCGTGCGATTCCGGCGCAAAATGAGGTGCTGGACGGCATCCGGCGGGTGTCGGATGCCTTGAAAGAGGGCAAGCTGCGCATCTCCCCCGCCTGTCGAGATACCATCCGGGAATTCGGCCTCTATCGCTGGGACATCCGCGCCGCCAAAGACGCGCCGCGCAAAGAGCATGACCATGCAATGGATGATATCCGCTATTTTGTAACCACCATCCTGTGCAGGGAGGAGGAGGGCTTTTATGCGCTTGCTACCGAGCGGCGGTAAGCCCTTCCATCAAGAAAGGAGGAAGCAAATGATCTTCCGAAAACGCAAGCAAACGCTTTCGCCCGCAGGGGCCGCGTCAGTGCCGCAGACAGCGCCACAGCAGCCCTACGGGGAGTTGATGCGGTATACGCCCCTCGCACCCCTTGAGGGGCGGCTTTATGAAATGCTGCGCGAAGCGGTGCCAATCATCGACGCGGCAATTGTGAAGCTCATCCGGCTAACTGGGGGATTCACTGTCTCCTGTACGGATGGGCAGGCACAGAGGCTGCTGGATGAATTCTTGACGAACGTTCCCGTTGGAGGCTGCCAAAAAGGAATAGCGGCGTTTCTGGATACTTATTTTGACCAGCTGCTCACTTTCGGCACTGCCGCAGGGGAGATGGTGCCGCTTGCCACAGGGAGAATGGCGCTTTATAACGCGCCGCTCTGCGCGCTAGAGCTCAGGCGTGGCCAGAGCGCATTGCAAACGACGATCTGCCGCAGGGGGCCGAGCGGCGAGGCCATACCAGTCCCACACCCGGAACGCGTGCTTCTATCCGTACTCAACCCGCACGCCGGGCAGCTCAGCGGCAATTCCATTTTGAAGGGGCTTCCCTTTATCAGCAAAATCCTGCTACAAATCTACCAAACAATCGGCCTTAACTGGGAGCGCGTGGGAAATGTGCGCTTCGCCGTGACCTACAAGCCCCACAATGACGCAATGGATCGTGCCTTCGCCAAAGAGCGCGCCCTTCAAGTGGCGAAGGAATGGGGCGAAGCGATGAATGCAGGCGGGCGCGTAAAAGATTTTGTGGCTGTAGGCGATGTGGACATCCGCGTGATCGGCGCGGATAATCAAATTTTAGATAGCGAAGTACCCGTGCGCCAGATGCTGGAGCAGATTGTAGCCAAAACAGGATTGCCGCCCTTTCTGCTGGGGCTGAACTGGTCGTCTACGGAGCGGATGTCCTCCCAGCAGGCGGATGTGCTCACCAGCGAGCTGGAAAGCTATCGCCGCATCTTAACCCCGGTGATCGAAACCGTTTGCCGAACCTATCTGCGTCTGAACGGCTGCCTGAGCGGCCTACGGGTGATATGGGACGATATCACACTACAGGATGAGGTAGAGCTTGCACGGGCACGCCTCTACCATGCACAGGCCGCCTTGCTAGAAACGCAGCAAACCACAGGAAAGGAGCCAAAAAGGGATGGATGATTCCAAAATCACCGACGGGGGCGTTCCGCCGGAAAGTGAGCTCGCAGAAATCAGCCGCTATGCCCGCTCTTCTCTTAAGCGGGAGGAGATTTACGCCTTCACCGCTACCCTCTGTGACAACGAGATCGACCGCGATGGAGAGCGCTTCACCGTCGAAACGTTGGAACAGCTTGCCGCGCTTTATCCCGGCAAGCCCGGTCTGTTTGATCACAGCATGAAGGGCCGCGACCAGACCGCCCGCACCTACCGTGCCTGGGTGGAACGGGATGAAACCAAACTTAACAGCCTAAACGAACCCTATACCGCCCTGCGTGCGCGAGCCTATATGGTGCGCACGCCGGAAAACCAATCGTTGATTGCGGAAATTGACGCGGGCATCAAAAAGGAGGTCAGCGTTGGCTGTGCGATTGCCACAAAGGCCTGCTCTATCTGCGGAGCAAACCGCCACACAGAGCCCTGCGCGCATCTGCCGGGGCGCTTTTATGATGGCAAGCTCTGCCACACCCTGCTCAGCGGGGCAAAAGACGCATACGAATGGTCATTTGTGGCAATCCCCGCTCAGCCAAAAGCGGGCGTGACAAAAGCCTATTCCACTTGGGAAGGAGGGAATCCATCGATGAAGGACTGGCACAGCATTTTAAAAAACACGGGAAACGGTATTACCCTGACCCAGGAACAGGCGGGTGATCTGCTCTCCCACATCCATGCGCTGGAAGCGCTCGCGCAGGAAGGCAAGCAGTACCGCAACGCACTTTCGCAGGAGGTGATCCGGCTGTGCGCATTGCACCTTCCACAGCTCGACCTCAGCCAGTGCCCGGAGCTCCTGCAAAAATGCAGCACGCAGGAGCTGGCAGCCTTAAAAGCCATGCTCAGCGAAGCACAAGCAAATCCGCCCGCCGCTCAACTCACAGCGCCGGAAGCAGAGCAGCACCGGCAGGAGCATCAGGCGTTTCTCATTTAAATTGAAGTAACAGGAGGAAGCAACCATGAGCATATCCCTAAACGGCTTTGCCGAAGAAAGCATCACCTTAAAAATGGCGGGAACCGCCGCCAAAGGCACACCCGTATCCATCAGCGCCAGCCTGACCGCCGCGCCCAGCCAGGCGGACGGCGTGTTTGCAGGCCTGCTCACCGCAAGCCCCAAGGGCGGCTATGCGGGCGTGCAGGTCAAGGGCTTTGTGAAAACGCCTTACAGCGGCACAGCACCCGCGCTCGGCTACACCGCCCTCGCCGCGGATGGAAACGGCGGTGTGAAAGCCGCCTCCAGCGGACCCCTGCGCCTTGTGCTGGAACTGGATACCACAAAGAAAACCGTTGGATTTTGCCTATAAAACGGAAAGGAGCTTAACCCATGAGCAATTACGATACCATCCGCCTCGAAAAGGGCATGTATGCAGGCGGAAAATCCCTTACCCATACGCTGGAGGAGCTCGACCCTTCTGAAAACTACCGGGGCACTGCGCTGGAAGGGCTGGACGCCTACCAGCGGCAGCTCAAGCGCTTTGACATCCATGTCAGCGGCGTGGGCAGCGATGCGGTGGAAAAATTTTTTCAAACCTCAGATTCCGCCGCGCTGTTCCCGGAATATGTCTCCCGCGCCGTGCGGCAGGGGTTGGAGGAGGCAAATGTATTGCCCCGCATCATCGCCTCCACCACCAAAATCGACGGCATGGATTATCGCACGATTACCTCCGTGCCGGAGGAGGATGACCGCTCGCTAAAGCGCGTGGCGGAAGGCGCTTTCATCCCGCAGACAACCGTGAAAACGCAGGAAAACCTCGTGCGCCTGTACAAGCGAGGCAGAATGCTCGTTGCTTCCTATGAGGCGATCCGTTTTCAGCGGCTGGATCTGTTTACCGTTACCCTGCGCCAAATTGGCAGCTACATCGCCCGCGCACAGCTCAAAGACGCTGTAGACGTTTTGGTAAACGGCGATGGGAATGAAAACGCCGCAGAAACTGTTTCTGTTGCGCAGGCAGGTACGCTCGCTTACAGCGATCTTGTCCGGCTTTGGAACAGCTTCGACCCCTATGCGCTCAACACACTAATCGCCTCCCCCGGTGTGATGGAAAAGCTGCTGTCCCTTTCCGAATTTCGTGACGCAGCGGCCGGGCTCAACTTTCATGCGACGGGCAGCATGGTCACCCCACTCGGCGCAGATCTCGTCAAATCCGCCGCTGTGGAAGAGGGCAAGCTCATTGCGCTCGACCGGGGCTGCGCACTCGAAATGGTGCAAGCGCAAGACGTGATGACGGATTATGATAAACTCATTGATCGCCAGCTGGAGCGCGCCGCCATCACGACGATCACAGGCTTTGCCAAGATCTTCACAGACGCCTCCAAGGTGCTTGAAATCTAAGATTTATACAAAATTCAAGCTTATTTTACAACCCTTTGTGCCTCAGGAGGCGATAAAATGATCGATTCTTCCGTTGTCTTAGAAAAATTGAAGCTTTTGCTACCGCTCGCCCAGCAAATGGAACCAGCCGCACAGCTGCTCTGCGAGCAGGCCGCACAGGCAATTTCAGGCAGGCTCGCCCAGCCGGAATTCGGGCAGGATACACGGGCAACCTTTGCGGCCGCCGCGCTTGCCGGCAGCTGGCTGACACAATGCTGCGCAGCTGATGAAACGCGCCAAGTCTCCTTTCGCGCGGGCGACGTCAGCATCACGCAGCCGCAAAAATCAGAGGGCAAAAATAGCCTTGCCCTGCTCCTGGAGGATGCGATGCAACAGGCGGCCCCCCTGCTGAAGGATGACAGCTTTGCATTTTGGCAGATTGGAGTCATCTGAAGAGGCATGTAGTAGACGACATTGGGCATGTGAAAGGAGGAAGCAATTGATGCAAGAGAAGCTTCAGGCACTGATAGAGCGCTATGGTCGCAGTGTCAGCCTCTCCATGGAGGATGGTTGGCATTCTCCTCAATTCAGGGCGCTGATTCAGCCGCTGCGGTATAAAAACAAAATGTATCTGGAAGGGGTGCATACCCCGATTGGCATCCACGACCCGGGCTATTACCTCTATATCGGCCCTGCCGCACACGATGTGACAAAGCTCGGCAGCATGGGGGAAGAGGTGTGGCTCAACGCCTCCGGCGGGGAGCGCTATCAGATCGACCGGGCAGAACGGGTTTATCTCGGCGAGGAGGCGCTCTATATCTGGGCGATCCTGCGCAGCGTGACGGAGGCGGAGCAATGAGCGGCTTATGGGAGGTGGCGCGGGAAACGCTGCGGTTCCTCTCCTCACGGGAGGAATTGGCCGATCTCACCTTCTGTGAGGATTTCCCCGCCGCTGCAAAAGAATCTCCCTTGCGCCGCATCACGGTGGCAGTCGGGCTTGAGCAGGCGGACTGCGTGCCGGATGCACTTGGGCATTTTTGGGGGGATTCGGCAGGCGGCACTCTAACCGGCGCTCCATGGAAGCTGCGCATCCGCCTGCAAATCCATGCGCCAA